AATCCAGAACAAGCAATATCTGCTTATTTTTGGGGTCCTGGAAATGTAATGAGAGGAGGAAATAATCCTCATTATGATAAATATAATTTAGATTATTATAATGCTGTAATGGACGCATATAACAGTTTTGATAGAGGCGGCATGGCGGAAAAATTCAGCGTCGAGGACGCCGTGGCGGCCATAAAGGCCAACCCGAACAGCTACGCCGGTGGCGGAATCGTGAAGAAATTCGCGCCGAAGGTCATAGGAAAGCTGACGAATTACAGGCCGAAGATCACGGGAAAGGGTCCTGATCTGAGTAGGGTTAGGGCTGACATGTACACGCCACCAAAAGGACCATACACGGTGACGGATGAAAGTGGCGTGAGAATATTGGATAGAGAATTTCAAACACTTGAGGGTGCGCAATTTGCCTTAAAAGACCTTGCAAAATTAAGAACACAGGACGCGTCAACATTCAAGATATTCGGCAAGCGACCTCCAAAGACAGCGGAAGGTGCATGGGAATCAGCGCCGGAAGTGAATCTTGGCATGGTGGGAAAGGAGATTCCCCCTGAGAAGCCCGGAGCGATGTTCTGGGGCTCGCGTGAAAAGATAATTCACGCACCGTCGGAGTCCATGACGGGGATGCAGTGGCTTCAGTATTTGAAGCTGCCGAAGCACGGCATACTGAACCCGAAGGGGTACAAGCCGGTGAAGGACATGGAACTGAACGACACGGGACTTGCACCGCATCTTTCAAAGATTGGAAACAAGACGATGAGCAAGGAACAGCTCGTGAAGGATTTTGACACCAAGCTGGCTCCGGATCTGGAGGTGGTCCCTCTTGGAAACGTGGGCGGCGAGGCGACGAGATTCTATAAAAACATCAAGCAGCTTGACATTCAGGGATTCCGTCCGGGACCCCTGAGGAACGTGCTGGACTCCATAAAGAACAATTCATTCAAGCTCAAGGACGCGGTTGAGAACAACAACAATGACGCCGTCTTGATGATAATAAACGCGATCGAGGATTCAACTTTCAACAATTTCGGAGTCGCCAATTCAATCATGAAGGGGGTTCCGCAGAAATTCCCGTTTGAATTGAAAAAACTGCTCCAGGAGATCGCGCAGATTTCAGGGGCTAGGACGTCCGGATTCAAGAGTTACGTGAAGGACGTCTCCTACAGGGGGCAGCAGACCCTCGGCGGCGGACAGAATTACCGCGAGTTCCTCTTCAAGTACAAGCACCCGAAGGGCTCACTCCGCGAGGTGGAGCCTTCGTATGAATACGGGCATGAATTCGGGCTGAGTGGCGCGCAACGAAAGGGTGGATTCGTCCACCTGCGAACGAGCGACCGAACGGACGAGTTCGGAAGAAGGATTTTTCACATAGAGGAGATACAGTCCGACATGCACCAGAAGATCAACGCGGCGCAGAGAAGAGTCAAGAGAGAGGTGGCGGAAGGAAAGAGGGTGTCACCGGACACGTTGACGAGTTCCAAGTACGCTCCGCGAGGAGACATGATAATGGAGCCGGTTGACAAGGCGAACGAACAGCAGCTGGCGTTAGTCCTCTCCAAGATAGAGGACCTGCAGTCACAGCCGATGACGAAGGCGATGAAGACGAGGATAGCGAGATTGAACCGTGAACGAACGAAGATAAGGAAGATCATAGCCGACAAACGCGCCAAGATGGCTGAAGGGGAGCACAGCGGAGTTCCGATGGGGCCTTACAGCAGGACGCAGGACTATAATGAATTCGTGATGAAATACGCGGCCAAGGTCGCGCAGGAAGGCGGATATGACGGAGTGACCATATCAAGCGCGGCGATTAAGAACAGGAGTCTTTCTCCTGGAAACACGGACTACGGAGGAAACCTGGTGGCGTACGGACCGATGGCGAAGGACGCCATGAAGAACGCCGCGAAGAAAAGTGGTGCAAAATTTTCATATACTGCTATAATAGACGACAAAGGCAGAGGATGGGAGGTTCCTATTATGTTATTTGATGACCAGTCAAAGTTCATCATTTCAAGAGGGCTTCCTGCATACAAGAGAGGGGGAATGGCTGTAAATGGCTAATAATAAAAACAACATAGATAAGGCTTTGGAGGCACTCACGGGTGCGCTCGAAATAGAACCTACCGGCGAAGAGGTCCAATTGGAGCCGGATACAGGTGATAAAAATGAAAACGAAAACATAGAATTAACGGATGACGGAGGGGCGAACGTCAATCTTGACCCTAACGCTCCAATGGACACATCCAACGTTCCTCATGACGCCAACCTGGCGGATTACATCGAGGACAATGATTTAAGCAGGCTCTCTTCGGACCTGCTTGCAGAATTCGAATCGGATCGTGACTCAAGGAAAGATTGGGAAGAAACCTACATCAAAGGCCTTGACATGCTGGGCTTCAAGTATGAAGACCGCACACAGCCGTTCGAAGGAGCGTCCGGGGTCGTGCACCCCTTACTCGCTGAATCTGTTACGCAGTTTCAAGCCCAAGCGTATAAGGAACTTCTCCCCCCAAGCGGCCCCGTTCGCACACAAGTAATAGGACTATCGACGCCGGAGATTGAAGATCAGGCGAAACGTGTCAAGGAATTCATGAACTATCAGATAACTGACGTGATGAGTGAATACGACCCTGACATGGATCAACTGTTGTTCTACCTTCCTCTGGCCGGTTCGGCGTTCAAGAAGGTTTATTATGAAGGAATGCTGAAACGCGCCGTCGCCAAATTCGTGGCAGGTGAGGACTTGGTCATCAACTACATGGCCACCGACATCGCGAGCGCGGACAGGGTGACGCACGTGATAAAGACGAGCGGAAACGACATAAGAAAGAAACAACTGGGCGGATTCTATCGTGACATTGAACTTGCTACGGGTCAGATTGACTCCGACGACGTCGCCGACAAGGTTGACGAACTGGAGGGATCTGAAAAAGGCTATGGATCCAACGACGAGGAGCATGTAGTGCTGGAAATGCACGTTAACGCCGATGTCCCTGGATTTGAGGACACGTCAGGCGTCAAGCTTCCTTACATAGTTTCAATAGACCAGTATTCACGAGAAATTCTCTCAATAAGAAGAAACTGGAAAGAAGGTGATACTAATTTCACCAAGAATGAATATTTCGTACACTACAAGTTCCTCCCAGGGTTAGGCCTGTATGGATTCGGCCTCATCCACATGCTTGGCGGATTGTCAAGAACTGCGACAAGTGTTTTGCGGCAGTTAATTGACGCAGGTACTCTTGCCAATCTTCCAGCAGGTTTCAAGGCACGTGGCATGCGCATACGCGACCATGATGAGCCATTACAGCCAGGAGAATTTCGTGATGTAGATGTGACAGGAACTTCTATAAAAGAATCACTATTACCATTACCATATAAAGAACCTTCGCAAGTTTTATTTGCTCTTTTAGGATTCGCGGTCGACGCAGGCAAGTCATTCGCGGCCATCGCGGACATGAAGATGGGAGAAGGTAATGAGCAGAATCCAGTTGGAACCACGCTTGCTCTTTTAGAAAGAGGAACCAAGGTAATGAGCGCAATTCATAAAAGATTGCATTGCGCGCAAAGGATGGAATTCAGGCTTCTTTCAAAGGTGTTTCAAATATACCTTCCGCCGCAGTATCCTTATCAGGTAGTCGGTGGAAACCAGATGATAAAGCAGACGGATTTTGACGACCGCATAGACATACTTCCAGTAAGTGATCCAAACATATTTTCGATGGCACAGAGAATTACATTGGCGCAACAGCAATTGCAATTGGCGACGGCCGCTCCACAGCTGCACAATCTTCGTGAGGCGTACAGAAGAATGTACGACGCGATGGGAGTGGATAACGTGGACGCGATGCTGAAGCCTGATCCGGAGATGCCGGAACCGATTAGTCCGGCGATGGAAAATGCCGGTGCAATGCGTGGTCAACAGCCAAAGTCATTTCCAATGCAGGACCACATGGCGCACATGGAGGCGCATGCCGAGTTCATGTTCACCAGGATGGTTCAGATCAACCCGCAGTTATACGCGATGCTGCAGGCGCACGTATCAGAGCATATCTCATTGATCGCGTCACAACAAGTGCAGGAAAAATACAAACAACAATTCCAGCAGTTGCAGCAGCAAATGCAGCAGGCGCAGCAGAATCCACAGCAAATGCAACAATTGCAGCAG